TCAGGTGCTGGTGTTGATTCTGCGGCCGGTGCTGATACCGCTGCTGGCGCTGACTCTGCGGCCGGTGCTGATGCCGCTGCTGGTGTTGATTCTGCGGCCGGTGCTGATACCGCTGCTGGCGCTGACTCTGCGGCCGGTGCTGATGCCGCTGCTGGTGTTGATTCTGCGGCCGGTGCTGATACCGCTGCTGGCGCTGACTCTGTGGCCGGTGCTGATGCCGCTGCTGGTGCTGATCCCGCTGGTTATATTGCTGTGGTGGTTACAGGAGCGACGTTGAAGTTTAACGGTGAGCAGTATGCGCATTCGCAAACAGTGAAACTCCCGCTAAAAACGGCAAAACGTCTGATGGCTATTGGGTTAGTTAAACCATTATCCGTAGTACGTCAGGAGCTTGAGGCTAAAGCCAGAGTTGGTCTATCCATAACGGCTGATGCCGGTGGCGTGGAGTTCATCACAGGGGGTTAACCCGTGATCAATTGGGATGAAAAACTACTGGCCCCACTGCAAAAAGTATTTGGTCAGCCTATAAATTATCGGCCTAAGCGTGGTGTTGCTTTTGATACGGAAGGGATATTTGATCGCCCTTACTCAAAAGAATTTGAAACACTAGATGGTTCCTCCGAAATAAATACAACCTCTCCTGTTATTGGTGTGAGAGCTAGTGCGTTTTTGACGGAACCTGCACAGGGCGATCGTTTGTATATATATTCAGATAAAACAACGTATGTTGTATCTGATGTTCAACCAGATTCTCATGGTGGGTTAAAGTTAATACTTAACGTGTGCAAATAATATGAACTCTACTGAGGTCAGAAATTTGGCTGTTCTCGCGTTAAAAGATAATACGGACGCAGAGGAGAGGGTTTACTCTCCTCGCGACTGGTCTACCCGTAGCGATCTTTTTCCGTTAATTCTCATTCAGACTCATTCCGAAGATAAAAAAGGTATTGATAAAAACGCCCCTAAATTCAATACAACCACAACCTTACGTATAACGGCAAGGATTGAGGAATTTGACGGGGAGTCGAATGAAGATGGCGCGATGAATGCTGAGGTTAAATTAGAGGAGTTACAGGAGCAAATAGAAAAATCATTGATTAATAGTTATGAATTAACCCGACGCATTCAGCGTTACTCCTCCGTTTCATCAAGGATAGACGTTGATTCCAGCGGGGAGGGTCATATAGGTCAGCTTTTAATGTTGGTCTCTGTTGAGTATTTTCAGGGGCCTGATGATTTTTACCCTGTTGTTTCTGATGAGCTAAAAGAGGTAGATATTTCTTTAGCCATGCCTGATGGGACTACGCGACCACAGGTCCAAATAAAGTTTGAGGGTTAAACTATGTTCGTCAAACCAAATGAAGGTTGCGAGATTCGCGATCCGTTTAAGCGCACCTTGCTACCAAAGGAAGGGGCAGAAGTTCCAGATAATGACCCTTTCTGGAAACGTCGCGTCCGTGATAAAGACGTTGTTGTAATTAATAAAAAAGCAGACGTTAAACAAAAAGGAGATAATAAATGATTCCTTTTAATAACGTCCCGAGTAACTTACGAACCCCGTTGTTTTATGCGGAGGTTGATAATTCTCAGGCTAATACAGCGACCGTCAATCAGAATACATTGATTATTGGTCAGATGTTATCCACGGGAACGGCTACCGCTGACGAGCCTGTTATTTGTGCAAGTACGCCAAACGCTAAAGTTCTGGCCGGTCAGGGGTCTATGCTTGCGTCAATGATGGATGTTTATCTACAAAATGACAGTAGCGGGACCATTTATCTGTTACCCGTAATGGATGCAGCTACGGGGATGACTGGCGCTGAGGGGTCTTTAGTTGTAACTGGTGTTCCAACGGCTAACGGTGTTATATCGCTGTATATTGCTGGTATTCGCGTCCAGGTGGCGGTTGTTCCAACAGATACCAGCGATATTATTTCAGGGGCGATCGTAACAGCCATTGGTGCAAATGCTGACCTTCCTGTGACTGCTCAGCTGGTAGCGGCTACAGCTGATGATCCTGCGAAGGTGAAACTGACTGCCAAAAATAAAGGCGCACTGGGAAACACTATTGATATTCGTCTTAATTACCTTGGGGCGAGTGGTAGTGAGTATTCTCCCCCTGGTGTTGATATTGCGATAACTAAGATGGCCGGAGGCGGTGGAACGCCTGATTTATCGACTGCGCTGGCTAATCTCCACGATACAAATTACGACTTTATCGTTTTTCCGTATGACGATACGGCGTCGCTTGATGCTGTACGGGATTTTCTCAACGATCAGACCGGGCGATGGAGCTATAGCCAGCAAACGTATGGCCATGCCTTTAGCGCTACGTCCGGGACTTATGGCGTACTTACTGCGAAAGGTGAAGGGCGCAACGACCAGCACGCGTCCCTGATGGGTGTTAATGACTCTCCATCCCCGTCGTATTTGTGGGCCGCAGGATATGCGGGGGCCGCTGCTGTTAGCTTGCGTAACGACCCCGGCCGCCCGCTGCAAACGTTGGTTATTCGTGGTGTTCTGGCTCCGCCTATGACGTCGCGTTTTTCTCTTACAGAGCGCAATACGTTGCTGTATAGCGGTATTTCTACGTTTACGGTACAGCCTGATAACTCTGTTCAGATTGAAAATGTGATCACAACCTATCAATTAAATAAATATGGCCAGCCGGACGACAGTTATTTGCAGGTTGAGACGTTATTCCTCCTGATGTTCTGTATGCGTGATATGCGCTCGATCGTGACGTCAAAATTTGGGCGCGTAAAACTGGCCAAAGATGGGACCCGCTTTGCACCAGGTTCCGCGCTGGTAACACCATCAACTATCAAGGCAGAATTGATTGCGGAATATCAGTCACTTGAATGGCAGGGCTACGTTCAGGACAGTAAAGGGTTTGCGGCCGGTTTGATTGTTGAACAGAACGCAAGTAACCCGAACCGCGTGGACGTTCTGTGGGATGGCATCCTGATCAACCAGCTCCGTATTTTTGCTGTTCTTGCGCAATTCCGCTTACAACCAACCTCATAATATTTAAGGGTCTGTTATGGCTGATACAACCGGTTTACTCGCGGGGACTGCTTACGTAACTGTTGATGGAATAACAGTTATGGTTGAGGGGTCATTTAAATATAAACCAACTCGTGTTAAGCGTGAAACATTAACCGGAATGGATGGTGTTCACGGTTATAAAGAAAAACCCTCAGCAGGGTCTATTTCTATGTCACTACGTGACAGCCGTGGAACGTCTGTCATCGGATTTAACAATCAAACTAACGTCACGGTAGTTGCTCAGTTAGCTAATGGTAAAACCATTATCGGGAGTAATATGTGGACCGTCGATGAGCAGGAAGTTGATTCCGAAGATGCGAAGTTTGATGTTAAGTGGGAAGGTCTTTCTGTAACGGAGAATTGATTGTGGGCACTGTCGTAAGCGATTTATCATTTCTTGATACACTTGAACCATCATTTACGTTGACTCTTATTAAACCATTAAAGTCAGCTGATGGAAAAGAAACCTATAACAGTTTCGTAATCAATGAGCCATCTTTCTCCCAAATTGAACAGTTTTATCATGAGCAATCTAAAAACGGCAACATGGCCGCTATGGGGCTTTTGATTTCACTGTTAAGTGATCCACTTGTTCCGCTGAATGTAATTCAGGGTATGAATTATCGTGATTACAGAAAGGCGGAGCAGTATTTGCTGGGTTTTTTGAAATATCCTCAATAGCCTGGGGGAATGCTGTAGCAGAGGTCACTAAATTTTATCATTGGGGTCCTTTTGAGGCTGGCAACTTACCCGCCAGCCGTTTTTTATTCTGGTATTTTCAAATGAAGAGAATGCTTAGAGGGTGAGTTTATGGGTGAACAGTTCGATTTTGATTTAGTAGCCAATGACGATGCATCAAAGCAAATTGATAATATTGTTCGCTCAGTTCAATCACTCTATCCGCCACTGGATAAACTAAAAGGAGGGTTGAAATTAGGCGGTCAGGAAACATTAAATGGTCTTGATTCGATAATAGGGCAATTTAAAAATTTAAATGTATTTGCTAAAGATGGTGTTCAGTTAATTGGCGATATGGTCCCCCCCCTTAAAATGGTTGGGGGGATTACTTTAGGTATGGGAGCCGCCGCAGCTGGTATTTATAAAACAGTTACGGGTATGAGGGAGGCAGGGAAAAGTGCCCAGGAGCTTTCTACATCAGCTCAGAATGCGGGTTTAAGCGTTGAAAAATTCACTCAAATATCTGGTGCAATGCAGATATTAGGCATAGAGGCGGATTCTGCTAAACAGTCAGTCGAGGGGCTGTATAGCGTTTTTAATGAAGCTTTGCAGGGCAGGAATAACGAAGCGCTATCTTTGCTGAATCAGATTGGTGTTCAGATTGCAAAAAATAAAGATGGTACGGCTGATCTGGTGGGGACCATGCGGAATCTTTCAAAAGTATTCCCGTCGTTAAGTTCTCAAAATCAGAAAAAAGTATCTGATTTGCTTGGATTAGATGCAAACAGCTTACGTTTACTCAGGTCGGGTAAATTTGATGAGCTGATGAAAAAGTCCAGCCAGTTTGGCTTAACAGTGCCTGACGGCCTTAACGAAGATCTCACCGGTATTAACGGGGCAATTAATGAGATGGGGGCCGCATGGGATGGTTTGAAACAAAAAACCAAAGGCGGCTTTTACCGCCTGTTACTCTCCGACGGTTCAGTAAAAGACGGTATTGAGGGGATCACTGATTTACTCACTCACGGCCCTGATAACGTGGCAATCATGCACGCATTAGGGGTGACGAGGGGTGATGAAGCGGAACAGTTAAGAAAGGGCTATAACGACCCGGAATTTACTAAAACGCTAACGGTAACGGAAAAAACAGCGCTTGATTTCGGGACTATGACCGATGGGTTACGCCAGAAATTTCAGGCGTACTACGGACCTAAAGACGCCGCTAACCAGTTGGCTAGCGATCTGGCCAACGCATTACAGCGCGCCAGCGCAACCGGGCCAAATAGCTATCAGGGTGTCAATATTGGCCAGCCCAGCGCCGGTGTTAACCCTCGCGCACGTTCAGTGCGGAATAACAATCCCTGGAACCTTAATTTTGCTGGTCAGCAAGGTGCAGTTATGGAGCCCGGCGCTGGCGGTGCTTCTCGATTCGCAAAATTTGAGACCCCTGAGGCCGGTATATCCGCCGCCGATCGTCAGCTGATGTTGTATTACACCGGACAAAGTAAGGCGGCCGGCAATCGTCCGCTAACGACGTTATCGCAAATTATCAGTATGGCCTCCCCGCCTACTGATGGTAACGACACGCGCGGCATGATTGACCGGGCGAGTAAAGAGGTAGGAGTAAGCCCAGGCGAGCAATTGAATCTGACGGACCCGGCATTAAGGGCCCGCGTTCTGACTGCGCTATTTAATCAGGAGGGTAACAATCCGTGGTCCTCTGAGCAGGTGAAAGCGGTAATCAGCGGCGCGCCGGTGAGCCAGATTCAGAATAAAACGGAAAACAACAACGTTTCTAATACCTCCACGGTGAACAACTCAACGCAAGAGCAGGAGAAAAGCCAGGGGATTTCTGAGGCGGTCCGGGAAGGGCTATCCAGCACCAAATTGCAGGTTGAGGTGACGATGGTTAATCCAGAGACAAATCAACAAACGAAAGCGACGGGGACCACTGGCGGCCGCGTAGCGGTTTCAATGCCATTTACGGGGTAGGTATGAGCCTGATTGACACAGTAACCGATTTTTTTGATCCCACCGGCTCTAAGAATTGGTTTGAGACACTTCAAAAAGCGCAATTCAGAGGGGTTCCGTTTGCCGTTCTGGGAGGACAAAGCTCCTTTGGCCGTAAAACTGCCGTCCATGAGTACCCATATCGTGATAAACCGTGGGTTGAGGATTTAGGGCGCGCGACCCGAAAATTTACTATCAAAGGTTTTTTGGTTGAGAACAGCGTTGTTTACGGCGGTGGAGCGGTAATTGACCAGCGCTCTAATCTGATCGCGGCATGTGAAACGGCCGGTGCCGGTACGCTTATCCACCCGACATATGGCGAATTAACGGTAAGCATTCCCTCTGGTGGGCTACAGATTGTCGAACAGTGGGATAACGGCCGTTATTTTGAGTTCACACTCAATGCGATCGAGTCCGGGTTAAAGGTTTTCCCCGTCACAACGTCAACGCCTCTCCCGGATGAGGAGTCCTGGTTAAAGTCTATTGCGACAACAACGCTCCAGTTTGTCACGACCATTAACAGCATACTCAGAAAGAGTACGGCGCTTATTCATACGTTACAGAATACCGCTGTTTTTTGGGTAAGCCAGATCACCGGTACAGTGAATGAGGCTAATAACCTTATCAGCACCATTACCGATACGTTTGATAGTGATAATTACGGTCGGTTTCAGCCATCGAGCAATAGCGGGCTGGCCAGTAATCAAACTTACCCGGTTCAGATGGAAAAACAGAAGTCAGCAAGCGCCCAGAACCGGGGAAAAGTAATAGCGGCTGGTGATGAGCTTGTTAAATCAGTTGATGCCGCGACATACGCAGATAAGGCCAATCAGGTCTTATCTGCGGTTGTTTTGGCCGTTAGTCAGCCACAGGACCAAATCCGAATTTTTGTGAACCTGTCGGTATTTGAAACCGGGGAGTATGTTCCGGGTCTTGATGGTGCAGTACAGGACGCCGCCCCACTATTTTTCCAGCGGCTGGCATTAGCCTATCTTGGACGCGCTGCGCTTACCTATCAGCCCGTTTCATACGATGATGCCTGGGAAGTCATGGCGCTGGCTGGTGGGGTTCTTGAGGCTGGGGCGATCACCGCTGCCGATATGGGGCATGACGAAACGTATCGTGATTTGATCGCGTTACATAACACGGTTGTTTCAACGCTGACGGAACGCGGCGCGAATCTGGCCCGATTTACCGAGTATCAGTTTAATAACTCGCTTCCCTCGCTTGTTCTCTCCGAACGTATCTATCAGGACCCGTCGCGTAACAATGAGCTGGTGAGGTGTGTTAACCCTGTTCACCCGGCATTTATGCCACTTGATTTCAAGGCTCTCAGCAAATGACGACCGAAACGGAAAATACAGATGAGTTGTATCTGGAGGTCCGGGGCCGTGCATTACATGGCTGGGACCGGATACGCATTACACGCGGCATCGAGAGAATGCCATCAGATTTTGATATCTCGATCATGGACTATTACCCAGGAGACGACCAACAACAGCTGGTCAGTCCTGGCGATCCTTGTGTGGTTAAGCTGGGGAAGGATGTGGTTATTACCGGCTATGTTGACCGCTGGTGTCCATCGATCCGGCCAAATCAGCATCAGATTCGTGTGACCGGCCGTGGAAAATGTCAGGACCTGGTTGATTGTTCGGCGGAGTGGGAAAGTAATGTCATGACCGGGCTCGATGCGCTGGCCATGTCTCAACGCCTCGCTGCGCCTTATGGAATTGACGTTACATCCGACGTAACCGGGCTACAGGCCGCCCCCCAGTTTACGATTAACTGGGGGGAGAGCTCACAGGAGATTATTGATCGTGTGTGCCGGTGGAGTGCGTTACTCGCGTATGACCTACCTGACGGGAATCTATATCTGACCCGTGTTGGCACGAAAAAAGCCGCGTCTGGTGTCGTTCAGGGGGAAAACATCCAGGCGGCTGATTATCAAAGTTGCATGGATCAGCGTTTTTCCGACTATGTAGGGTTGTCCATGTCGGTTACGCCGCTGTATGAGGTGGGGTCCTCTGTCGAGTATGGCGGGACGTTTCTGGCCAGCGCGCAGGACCCCGAGAAAATGCGCCACCGAAAAAAAATCGACATCATAGAAAGTACGATGATCGCGAACGGCGTGGCTCAACAGTACATAGACTGGGAAATGAACCGCCGTTACGGCCGCTCAAAGGCTCTCCGGGTTGTTGTGGACAGCTGGCGCGATAAGTCCGGCGCGCTTTGGGAGATAAACACCCAGATCCCGATCAGCATTCCCGTATTTAACATCACTGATATGTATTGGTTACTTGCCGAGGTGACGTTTACGCGCGATCAGCGTGGGACGACGGCTGAGCTAATTTTGATGCCTCCAGAAGCCTTTACAGTGGAGCCATACCAGTTCTATCAGCAGGTCAGGGAGCTCAATCAATAATGGATATTCAGGGCATTTACAAACAGCTTTTACGCCGTATTCAAATGGCGGTGTCTATTGGCCGCATAACGGCGACCAGCGATAGCGGCCCCATACAAAAACTACAGGTGCAGACCCCTCTAGAGGTCCGGGGCGATACCCCGCGCATGAGTGATTTTGGTTTCTCCTCAGGCTTGCCGGTGGGGTCTGATGTGGTAGTGGCTTTTTTAGGCGGGGATCGCTCGTCAGGCGTCATTATTGCATCAAATCACCAGTCCTACCGGCAATCGGGCTTAAATCCAGGTGAGACGATCATTTATAGCCAGTGGGGCCAGCTCGTAAAGCTTACAGAAACCGGCATAACAATAGATGCCGCTGGCCAGCCGGTGGACGTTGTTAATTCTACGGTGGTGACGATTACGGCCAGCGAAGAGGTTATAGCTAAAACGCCGGTTCTGAAATGCACCGGTGACATTATTGATAACTGTGAAAGCAACACAGCAACGCTTAAGCAGCTCCGGGAAGCGTACAACGACCATGATCACCCGGTCAAAAACGTTCAGGGCGGTAACAGCACAATTAACAGTGAAAAACCGTCTAACCCGGTTGGAGGATAGCCAGTGAGTGATATCAAAACAGTCTGGAAAATAGATTCCGGTGGCTGGGTATCAGAAACCGGCGATCTGGCCAGCGGTGACGATCTCGATACGGCCGTTTTAATCTCCCTGTTCACTGACCAGCAAGCCCGCGCTGATGATACTTACGACGGTAATGATCGCCGGGGATGGTGGGGGGATTTGGGAGAGGATTACCGTATAGGGTCCCGGTTATGGCTGATTTACCGTCAGCGTTTATCGCGCGATACGGCGGAAAAGGCAAAAGACTACGCCCGTGAAGCGCTGCAATGGATGCTTGATGACCTTATAGCGGAGTCTGTAGAGGTGACTTATCGGATTGTGTATCCGTCATCGCTCTATCTGTATGTCGAAATTAAGCAGCCTGACGGGACAAAACGAAGTTTTGAATTTGACTGGGCATGGGGAGAAATAGCGAATGCCGTATAAGCACCCGACATTAACGGATCTGAGGGGGCAGGTTCAAAGCGATATCCAGAGCGAGTTACCCAAAACAGGCGGCCTCCTCAGGTTTTCTAACCTGAAAATTACCGGCGATGTTCAGGCCGGGTTATCGTATGGCCACTACGGTTATCTTGACTGGATAGCGCAACAATCAACACCCTTTACCGCAACTGATGAATATTTAGATGCCTGGGCGGCGCTGGTATCTGTATACCGAAAGCCAGCAACGGCGGCGAAGAGTCCAAAAGCAAAGGCCACAGGAACGGGGGGAACCGTTCCGGCCGGTGCGATTGCTAACCGTAAAGACGGCATTCAGTATACCCTTGATAACGGTTTCACTATCGGACCAGATGGAACCGCGTTAACGGCCGTTACGGCCGTTCTTCTATCTCCTCTCGATGATCCCACAGCTGGTGGCGCATCAGGTAACGCGCCAGCCGGTACAATCCTGACGCTGGATAAAAGTTATCCTGGCGTTGATTCCCAGATAACGCTTGTTGACCCGGCCACCGGGGGGATCAACGTAGAAAAAGACGACCCTTTACGCACGCGTATGCTCCTGGAGTTCCAGGCATTACCTCAGGGCGGGAGCGAAACTGATTACGTTAACTGGGCGCTGGCTGTGCCTGGTGTTACCCGTGCGTGGTGTGTACGTCGCTTGATGGGTGTTGGAACGGTCGGGGTATACATCATGTGTGATGGTGACGATCAGACGAACCACGGCTTTCCTGTGGGCTCTGATGGTATCTCACAGTATGAGGAATGGGGATATTACGCAAAAGCTACCGGCGATCAGTTACGTGTTGCTGATGCTATCTACCCGAAACAGACGGTAACGGCTCTGGTTTACATTGCCTCTCCGATAGCAAAGGTCATTGATTTTACTATCACTGGCATTATTCAGCAGGAGGAGAACGTTACAGAGACAGTAAGCGCAGCAATCAACGAGGTATTTTTTACCCGAGGCGATCCGAGAGGAGAAGGAATTATAACTCTCTCATCAATTAACGCGGCGATCGCGGCTATACCTGGGACCGATGGTTTTCTAATTGAGTCTCCAGCGCAAAATATCCCGTTGGCCATTGGTGAGCTTCCGCAACTTGGAAGGGTGACGATCACATGACCAGCCTATATACCTCAGCCGATTATCAATCGGCCTTACTGGCTCTTTTCCCGCGCGGTAGGGTCTGGCAAACAGGGCCATATAACCCCCAAACCAACCTTGCCAAAGCGCTGGCCAAATCTTTTCAACGTGTGGACGCCAGCGCGATCAGCTTATTGGCCGGTGGTTTTCCCGCTACAGCGCTGGAGTTGTTGCCAGAGTGGGAGGAGTCATTGGGCCTCCCGGATAATTGCACGATAGGTGAGACGTACACCATTGAGCGCCGCCGTCAGGCGGTTGTGGCGCGGCTTGTGGGGAAAGGTTCTCTATCAAAACAGTTTTATATTGATCTGGCCAAAACACTCGGTTACGAAATAACCATTGATGAATATCGCCAGGCGCGATCGGGCTTTAGTGTATGTGGTGAGGCTCTTAATGGTCAGGACTGGCCATTTACCTGGCGCGTGAACGCGCAACAAACGACGTATGTACAGGCCCGTGCAGGGGTTACTTTTTGTGGTGAACCTCTTGCAACATGGGAGAATAAAATTCTTGAGTGTTCTCTCAATCAATTAGCGCCTCCGTTTACCATTCTGTTATTTAGCTATCACTAAATAACAACTTCTATCTTTTTAAATAAATCAAATTAAATTTTGAGGACTATCCATGCAAAAAGTAGGCGATATAACAAGCACGGCAACGCCAGAAGGTGAATTTACCGATGGTAACGTTGCTGGTGGTGTAAATCCGACGTTATTAATGGCTTTATGGTTTAACACAATACAGAGGGAATTGTGTAATGTAGTTACTGAGACTGGGGGCGAGCTAGACCCCAATAATTTTACTCAGATATTAGAGGCTATCAGGCGAGTAGCTCAGGGAGCCATTCCTACTGGGCTAGTTAAGTCAGTAAATACTAAAAAGCCAGATGCAAATGGAAATATTTCACTGACGGCGGGTGATATAACTGATTCTGTAACAAGTGTAAATACAAAAAAAGGAGCCGTAGTATTATCAGCATCAGACGTTAGTGCAATTTCTTCACTTGGAGGGGCTTATAACGTACTCTTAAAGCTTGCAAGGGTAGAAACTTTACCCACAGAGAATAACGTATCAGCTCTTTACAATCAACAGGGAACAACTGGAGCTCTTGTCTCTGGTGTAGAGTTTAACTGGTATGGTAACAAGTTTAATATCGGTATTACTCGTGATGATGGTACTGGAACAAATGGTTTAGTATTCCAGCATAATGGTTTTACACGATTAAGAATTGATAAAGATGGTAATTTAATATCGGTTGGGGAAATATCCTCTGGTTTAAAAATTGTTGCTGGGGCAGGGGTTTATGATTCGCCTAATGTGCGTGTTTATTCATCAAACAACCCTCCACCACAACAGGATTTAAGCTCTTATGCCACCACACAATGGGTCATTGCTAATTTTGGCATGGTCAACGGAATAAGACGCGGCGGGCAGCAACTTCAGAACCCAACGGATACTTTTTTTGGTAACTGGGAGTCTCCGGCTGGTTGTGTTGTGACCGGTATAACGATGGAAGGCAGAAGTGATGGTCGTAAGCTAGGAGTTTATTACCGCCAGATGCAATATTTTAATATTCAATCTAAAACATGGGTAAACATTGGAGATTAATTATGGATAAGTTTATCAATCCTGTTGTTTATAAAAAGGAGTCCGTCGAAATAAACGGAACGATGCGCACAGGTTTGTATTTTCAGGACGTTAACGGTCGTGATTGGTATGAAACGTTGTGTGACTGGAAAGGCGCAGTGGCTACTGATGAACGTGGCCTTGTTATTGCTTATGAATCAGATGTGTCATTTATGGGAATGCAGGAGGGGCGAGATGTTTATGAAGTTGAACCCGAAAATGTGCCAAAAAACGTTTTGGGTAATTATAAGTTCTCAGATGGTGTGTTTGTTGATGTTCGTCCAGGAGACTCGGAAAAGGCCGAGCAAATTAAAATGCAGCTTTTAGGAGATGCGGCTAGTGCAATAGCTCCACTTGAGGATGCAGTTGATTTAAATATGGCAACGAATGAAGAGAAGGAACTACTATTGAAATGGAAAAAATATCGGGTACTACTCAATAGAGTTGATGTTACAAAAGCACCCGATATAGACTGGCCAGTAAAACCTGATGCAGACTAAATAATAAACTGTTTGAACTTCTCTTGATTGTCAACCAGATAATCAGGAAACTCGGGCTTTTTAAGTTCCTTTTTGATTAATTGTCTATCTCGCCCCCAGATATCTTCTGCGTTTTTTAACACTTTCATAATGTAAGCTGGGTTATTAAAATCAGGAGTGTTGTATTCTTGGTGCGAGATAGTAGACATTTTCTCTGAGATACGCTCAGGTGTCATGACCCATGAAAAGTGCCAACCACCATTGTCAATGATTTTATTGTTTAATTTAAACCAATTCCATTTGAACCATGACCATTTTTTAAATAAACGATTACGCTTAATGTTTCTGAAAGTCTCAGGCTCACCTTCAAAAAACTCTAACAGATTTTTATATGTTGTCGCCCTTGGAAGAGTACATTTACGGGGAGTGCCATCTTTGTTTAATACTTGCATGTTGAACTGATAATTATAAAAATTTTGATGGATAGTAGTGCATAAATGGCGTGGATTGATTCTCCTGATCGCTTCTGGTTTAAATATTTCATCAACGTCAGAAACAATGATGATATCATCAGGCTTTGCATCTATAAGGCCTTGCATAATACTATTGCGGTGGTGCGCTTCCACTTCCCATGGGTCAATTTCATAATCAGGGCTGTATTTTGTTCCTGGTAATTTTGTAGGCTCAGTATCGTTTACAACATAAATTATTTTATCGGCAAATGCTTTGAATTTATCTATATTGAAATTTAGTGGTTTGGGGCGACCAGTAAAGGTAAATTTTGATTCTACTATAACAAATTTATCAACAACGTGCGCTAGTGTGTTTAGGCGAATATCTAACAACATATCTTCATCATAATATAAAAAACAATCATAAATCATTACAGTATTCCTTAAATTTGGCGTCAGATTCTAGTGCTTTAACGCTGTTTATCATTCTATGATGATAACTTAGCAGTCATAAAAAACAAAATATTGCAATAAATGACAGCAGTTCTTTTAGAGCATTGCGGCTCACATTCGCATAACTATCTGTTTGACGTTGCGTTGTGGTGGAGTAGAATCTTGATCGTTTTGCGATCCTTTCTGGATCTTTAACAAGGAGTTGGGTAATTTGAACCCACTCAGCACGGGATCAGGTGCATAACGCCGGGTCATGTGCTAGAGTTCACCTGTTGACTACAAAACGTAGCAAAACATGCAGTATGGGATTTAGGGCGCTTTCGCGGGGTTTTGCGGGAGTCTAGAAGAACAAAGGCCCGCTAACGAATTAGCGGGCCTCTGCGGTTCAAATCTTTGTCAGCCATAAGCCACACAAATCATCGAGCCTCGACAACTCCGATTATAGTGTGACCCTGGCTGACAATGCAAGCGAATCGCAAGCATTAGGTCAGGAATAATGGATAACCACACACCCACGCTACGGCCGGGGACTATCAACCCCGATCCGCGCTACAAACGGCCAGACAGATACAAGCGGAAAATGCCCGCTTTTCTCGCGCGCTTGCTCGAAAGTATGGGTGAAACCGACCTCACTGCTCATCCCGCGTTTTACATGCCATCAACCGGCCGTAAACGTACAATTCGAAAGCATGGCCGTAACAGCCTTAACGCTACTCTCCGCACGCTGATCGCCAATGCCGACGTTATAACCGCGTCAACTACGATCAGTTGTACCAGTATGGCCGCCCAGTGTGGGCTACAGACTAAATCCGCAGCCGGTAACAAGGGGATCACCCGCTTTACCCGAGCTCTCAAAGTTCTGGACGCAGCTGGGGCCACACAAAGCCGGATTGAACGCGATCCATCTTCTGGCCAGTTCTTATCAGCTGTGGTTGTGATCACCGCCGTAGGTATGGCCATTTGTGGGACGACGGAAAAAGCCTGGCGCGCGGCCGCGCGTATGCGAGCTAATTTCAGCGGTAAGCCGCTGGCATACGGTGACGAAGAAGAAACCGATCTCAAGCAACGTCTGGCTGAACGTATAGCCGCGTGGCGTGCCATGCAACGCGAACGCCGCGCAGAGAAAGCCAGGCGTAAGCGTGAAGAGACGTTAGCGCGCCGTGCAGCTCGTAAGGACGAGGAACGACAGTTACACTCCCTTATGCGCTCCCTTACCCAATCATTACCATTGTCCGAGCTAAAAGAGCTCGGGCTTGATGGCCTTAAAAAACGTGCGCTGTCATTATTGCGCCGCGTAAGTTCTCCCCCCGTACCTGAATAGCTCCCCTCTCAGTTAACCGCATTGGCTTGCGGTGATTCCGCACGTCCATAGCAAATATTTGCTTGTTTTTTGTTCTCCCCTTCGATGTTTCCCGCCGGTTCCTCCTCCTTTTTGCCCTGTTTTGAAAAGTTACTCACATTATCCGCAAATGGTTTTTGATTTTTAATTGCTAATGGTTTGGCGATTTATCCGCTATGTTTCTTTATCTTTTTTCTTTTATTTATTATCAGTAAAAGATCTACTTATTATCGCATTCTGCGAATGTGGATAAATGACCGCCCTTGCAGCGGCGCAAGCGCCGCGCCGGTTCGGAAGGTCAACAGCATGAGGTAGCACCCGGCATAGCCGGGCAACCCGCTACAGGGCCCCCACGTCTACGACCGGAAACCACAGCATCGCGATCATTTCCGTGGAATTAAAAAACCGTCTGGCAGGATCGAGGGGAGCGATTTGTGGCCTGAATAGAAAATTCCTGCCCTCCTCTCCAGCTGGTGGCCATAAACTGGAAATGACCTCTCATTGTTCGCCTGAAAGTAAAGATTGCTTAAAACGGCCGTTTGGGGCCTTAAATCGGGTCAAATCAGAAAGGTGTTTTTGATAACAAATTAGCAACATTTAAAACGGTCATTTTCAGTGGGGTAAACGTGTTCTTTTGGCCGGTTCGACTCAATATCATCATGAGTGGTCCCGCAGTGGTTCCGGTAACGTCCATTATGTTAAATCGGGCCTGTTTTCGACAAATTATCCCATCTATACACATAAAATACACATCGCTATTGCCTGTTATTTTGTAATGTGTATAATGTACACATCGAAAGCCAGCGGGGACGGAAAATTGAGGAGTGCGGATCTAATCAAGATGCTGGAGGCTCAGGGATGGGAATTAAAACGGGTGAACGGCAGTCACCACCAGTTTAAGCACCCTGATTTTCCATACGTGGTAACAGTGCCACACCCTAAGTCGGAGCTGAGCATAGGAACACTTAACTCAATTTTGAAGAAAACAGGACTTAAGAAGTAACTGGAGGTCTGGCCACTGGCCAGCCTGGGGGAAACCCTGTCATTGGAGAATAAACATGTTTTACCCAGCGTACATCCATAAAACTGAGGTTGGATCAGGTTATAGCGGATTCTTTCCGGGCGTGCCTGGCTGTATTTTTGCCGGTGATTCCTTTGAGGAAGCGCTGGCCGATGCTCACAGCGCGTTAAAAGCCCACTTTGAGTTTAGCGCTGATGAGGGCTACGACGTTCCCGAAGGTGAGCCGGTAGAAAACTATTTAGGCCATGAAGATTGCCAGGGGGGGATCTGGTCTGGTGTGTCTATCGACATGACTAAGTTTGACAGCAAGGCCAAACGAGTCCAGATCACGTTATCAGGTGGGTTACTGGCGCGGATTGATTCAGCGGTTAGCGCCGGTGTCTACAGCTCGCGCAGTGGATTCCTGGCTGATGCAGCCCGCCATGAGTTGGCCCGCAACTCCTGAGCCTGTCTGAGCCCGCCCCGCGCGGGCTTTTTGTTACCCCATTTCCTCAATCCGTTTCTGGTATATCCCCTGGGCGATCTCGTTGCCGGTGGCTGTGAGGCCGAACGCGAGTTTTAACGACTGGCGATCGCGGTATTTGTTGAGTAGGCCATTTTTCGCCAGCGTATGGCATGAGCGCCGAAAATTGGTATCGGCTACTTGGTTAAGCCGTCCACGGTTGAGCAGCTCAAGAATCGTCATAGCCGGTAGCGGGCCATCTACGTTCTTACGTTCCGTCAGACCATACAGCACAAACAAAATATCTTTTTGCACACCAGAGAGGCGCGTTGAAGTCTCGTTATTCATGTGTCACATCATTAAGGTGATTTTTATGAATGCTATCCTTAACGATGTGTCACATCAATAGCGAACAAAAAGCACGCACGGCATACAGTAAGATATAAAGATATATTTATATAAATATATCAAAAAGAGCTTGCGAGTTAGGACTAAAAGTCCTACTATCTACTCATCGGCCGGACATAGTGTCAAGGCCACATGAAGAGATAGAAACCATGACCTCAATCGAAATCGCAAACACCATTCTTTCCCAGCTGGGCGGCAACCGTTTTACTGTAATGACCGGCGCTAAAAACTACATGGCCCTGAAATCTGGTTTACAGCTGGATTTACCGAAAAAAGCGCATTACGTGAAAAACGGAATATCCCGCCTCTGGATCGAGCTGACCCCGGCTGATACCTACACTATCAAGGCGTGGAAAATTCGTGGGATGAATGTTCAGCTGGTGGACACCATAGAGAATGTGTATTGCGATGAGTTACAGTCCACCTTTACCGAACTGACAGGCCTGGACACTCATTTATAAAATCAGGCCCCTCCGGGGGCCTTTTTTGCAAAAGGATCCGATATGACTACTCCTGATATTATGGCCGCTCAGGCGCGCGCCATCGAGCAAGGGTTAAACCCCGCGACTCTGGCCCCATTCTCTAAGGGGTGGGTACGCCCTTCCCCTGATGATGTGCGTTTAGTTCTACAGCTGGCAGGTTTTACTGAGTCTCAGGCTGGCCAGTATGTAGGCGTGGACCCACGAAATATACGTAAATGGAAAATGGGCGCACCGGCTCCAACTTATGGCGGTTGGTGTCTGCTGGTTTATGCTGCGGGGCTTGGGATGATCCCCGACAACACCGCTTTTGATACGGTTAAGATATAAAGATATATTTATATAAATATATCAAAAAGAGCTTGCGCATTAGGACTAAAAGTCCTATTATCTATTCATCGGCCGGACACAACGTCAAGGCCACATGAGGAGATAAATCAATGAGCTATGTAACCATCCGTCGTAACGCATTCAAAAAAATTGCTTCTGTTCTTTCTCAGGCTAAAGGCATTATTCATTGTTCTTCTGTAATGCGTATTGATGACGCTTATGACTCATCAAGCCGCCGCTCTGACGCTGAGACCGCGTTAACCTGGCTGAAAGAGAATCAGGAAGGTGCATCCGTATACATGGATGAAAACCGTATGGTAATCAGCGGCCCTTATTACTTTTGCGACTCCTTTACTGTTTATCTCGATGAGGCTGATTTTGCTACGGCCCTCAGTGAAATGAATTAATAATAAAACGGGCCGCAAAGAGCGGCCCTTGTTGCTTCTGTGACGCGTCACAGCGTGTTTATTTTGCCGATTTTCGCTCTCTGTCCAGCCTGGTTAACCCCTCACTCATCATCCCCATAAGCGTCTCTGTACTGACTACCCTGGAGACCAGACCTCTCATAGCCTCATCACTCCCCGGCGACAGGTAGAGGGCTCCAGCTGGCAGAACCTTAATCACCGGCCGCAGGAATGAATCAAAAGACAGCTCCGCGCGCGTATGCCTCAGGAGGTCAGCTAAAAGGCCACTGGCGGCTAATTCATAGTTGGCCGGATTCCACTGGGTAACATCGATCCCTTTGGCCTCCGCATAGTCATTGCAGCGCGTTAAAAGGTCATCAATGTATTCGAGAGCCTGGGTTCGGTAGGTGCTATCCGTTAACAACATTACGTTGTCTACCGATTCCCGATCATCAGCTGGTGGCCGTTCCCCAGCCAGATTAATCCGCAGAACGAGCGCCAGCGCCTCACTGTATTGGTTCGCGTCGATCTCTTTGTAGGAGCGCCCAAAATGGCTTTTCAGGGCAGACCAAAGGGTAATTGCGGCGCGTGGCTGGTGTTCTGGTGGCACGCTCTTAGAGCGGGTCAGGACCAGCTGTTTTAGTGCTTCCTGTTGTTCTGGGGTTATCTGGCCATCGAGGCGGGGCGGGGTTTGCTGGGCCAGCTGGGCGGCCATGCGGTTAAAGGCGTTGATATAGGCGATCTTGATATCCATTGCGCGTTTGCCGGTGAACCCCATAACGAGCAACATAAAGCCGTCTTTGGTCATGCGGTAAACTTTGGAATCCCGCTGGCCACCTTTGCCAAAAGTTACTTTCTGATTATGAGCGTAAAAATGCGCTGATAAAAAATCATCTGTAATATCAAGATTTTCTATCTTTCTGAGAACGTCTTTATGTTCTTTGTGGAATGCCTCAGCAACGAGTAATGATGAGGTGATTAACTGGCCGTCTAAAGACGTGACGAAGTGATCTGGATTGGTGGTTAAGCTGGTATTCATGGTGATAATCTCATGTTGATATTGAGTTATCGCCACCCATGACGCCAATCAATTGGGGTGGCGAGGCGTACAGGGTTGGCGTAACCGGTCAACATGAGAATCCGGCGAGCCTTGCGGCTCCCCCACACGCCCCGCCATAAATCGCGAATGTGGCCGTGCTTAACACATAAAAAAACCGCTAACGCGGTATGCGTCATGTTGATAACCGGGACGCCAATCCCGATCGCTGATTTTGCAGCGATGGCGGAACGATAGCGCCCGGATATCAGCCGCGCAAGATTTTTTTGCGCGTAAGTCGATCATGGAGTTATTTTAAGCCTCACATTTTACATGGAGTTTCTATGAGTCTTTTTCACATAATCATGATCGTGGTTGTCGTTTTGTTCGCCTTTTTTGCTTACAAAATGATTAAAGCTATGCCGAAAAATACGGCATTTGGAGCCATCTTAATGGCTGTTGGCGTTATCTGGTGTGCTGTAGCTTTGCTCTCTTCAACCTCTGTAAACAATGAAACGGTTAACTTTGGGCTGTTGTTCTCACAGTTGGGCCATATCATTATTGGTTGTTTCATTACGCTGATTGGCTCAATTTTTACCGCTGCCGCGTTCTACACAAGCAAACAGCCATAACGAGCCGGGGTTAGACCCCGGCAAGTGTTTAAGCGCTGGCGCGCATCAGGCTTTTAATAACAGCGTTACGGACCCACTCCGGGCGGGTAGATAGCAGGGCCATCAATCGCCCAGCAGGTAGGCGGTTGAGGTCTTTTAGACGTGTACGGAATAACCTGGTATATTGCTGTTCAGACATAACAAACTCCCCTTTGTTGTGTCGAGGTGGCTACCGCTCCAACGGTGGCCACCTCACATAGCTGTTAGTGATGTGCTTTATAAAAACTAAACATCTTTTCAAACAGCTCTTTCATCGGAATATCGTTAGATGACGCGTAAGTTTTAAACTCGCGGTGCAGCTCAGGATCGAGCCTTAACAGCAGTTGTTTACCGCCGTCCGCCTCTCTCCCTGCTTTAGCCGTTGTCTCAATACCGGCCGCTGTATCTTCCAGCTTTGGCGGCTCGCCTTTATCCGTAACTTTACGCGCTGGTCTCTTTGATGGTCCGGCCATGTTCGTTTTACTCCTTATGCGGTTAATTCTTCTACGCGGTCAATAATGCCCTGAATAACGTTCTCCGCTCGTTGGCGCGGCGCTGCATACTGACATTCAACAATGCTCCGCCCGGTGTCCTGGGCTTTACTGAGGGCCGGTTTACGCGGGATAAAACCATCAATAACGGTGTATGGGGTTTTTTCCAGATAGGCCCGCGCGCCCTCGTAATCTGATTCGTTTTCTGATACGCCGCTAAAGACGATCGCCAACTTTTTGGCGGGTACGCCAGCGCGAACCAGGCTATTTGCAGTATTTACCGTTGACTCCAGGTCATCGAGGCTAAATGAGGTTGGAATAACTGTGAGGTCACACTGGTTAGCTATGTCGATGGTTGACTTTGACGCGAACGCGGCGCAATCAGCGATAACGAGATCGTATTGTTCGCTATCTTGGTGCTTTTTTAGTTGCGTCACTGTACCCAGGGACTGTACGTCAAACACTGGCTCCAGATTTGCACTCATGCGGCGGCGCATCCAGTTAGCAAAGGTAGCCTGGCCGATATCCAGATCGCCAACCATTACTTTCCAGTCTGCTTTTGCGTATGAAACCGCCACGGCGCGGGCCAGCGTTGATTTTGTTACTCCGCCTTTACCTGATGCAAAGGCAATCGAAATGGTCATTTGTCGAGACTCCGTTTCTGTGAATGAAGATATAAAGATATATTTATATCTTGTTGTGTGAAGAGTACACCAGAAGGGAAGGGAGAGGCAATAGGTCTTGATATAAATATATCTTTATATATTTATATCAGGTCGTAAAGCGGGCCTAGACCCGCAAGTGTTACATTTCCGTTAACTTGCAACGTATTGTTTTTATAGATAAAATACACGCTCTAATCATCGTGAGTATCGCCTCTGGCAACTCTCCACCTGATTCTGTTTTTTCGCCTCCCTCAGCTGTTTCAGCCAGTGAGGAGACCATAAGTGATACCCCAATGGAACGGGCGGCCAGCTTGATTATCTCCGGGTCTGGTTCCGAAACGTCCCTGATGTTACGAACAACGGTTACTTGTTCACTGGCAATACAAAACGCTGATTCCAGAAGTTCCGTTTCTTGCTCGTCTATATACGCTTCGATCATGCACTCAATCGCCAGGGCATTAGAGAGAGCTGAATTGGTAAGAATGGTATACGCGGGGTATTGTTCCTGTTTCATCATATAGCGTTTCTCGATATGTAGTTTTTGACCCGCTGTGTGGTTATTTTAAGCAACAAAAAGCACGGCGTGCGTGCTTCCTGTTAACGCCACATAACGATCGTGACAACTCGACCTACAATCTCGACCTTTTCAGATTCTGTAATCCGAATTGGCGGGAAATGAGCGTCATTTGTAGCGTAGATAAGACATTCATTTTTACCGATCTCTTTTCGACCCCATAAGCACATTATGCGCCCGGAATCATCTTTTATTGCATAAATATCAGTCTTTTCGATGGATGTTACAGACGTGTCAATAAGTACCTCAGCGCCTTTTTTGAGCTCCGGGGCTAATAAATCGTCCTCAACTTTCAGCGTTACCAGATCGCTTACTTTCAGGCGTTTGGTTTCAATAAATTCTGTATTGAAAGCCACAGAGGTAAGAGCCTCCGGGGAGCCTATGCGCGGAAGTGGAGAGAACGCGAGGGATTCACTTTCCCCCTCCATATCACTGAGGGTGGACAGCCACGCCGGGGACACCTTCAGGGCGGCTCCCAGAACTTTCATACTCTTAAGCGGCGCAAGCCTAATCCCCGCCTCATAGTTCTGTAGGGTGCTTCTTGGGATGCCTGTTCGGTCCTCAAGATCCTGGACAGACATTTTAGCCTCATGCCTTTTTTGCCTAATCCGATTTCCTACCTGGATGGCCATCGTAGTTTTTTCGTTGTTCATGTCAGTAGAGTCTCGCCTCAAATTGTGGTCAGAGTAACACATTTTGTAGTCATTTTGCGCACTGACTACAAAAAGTCGTTTTTCGTCTTGATAAATCCCGTTGCGTGGTTGAATATGATCTCAATATGTAGTTTTTGAGGGTGTAATGTGACGCTTCAGGATTGGGTAACACAGCATGGCGGCCAGCGCGCATGTGCAGCGAAATTTAAGTTTTCGGTCTCCTCTTTGGGGGCCTGGTGCCGTTCTGCACGTTATCCGACGCCAGCAAGCCAACAGCGCCTGATCGAGTGCTCAGATAATCAGATTGATTTTCAGGATTTGTTACAGACGTTTGTGGCGAAAAAGAACGAGGGAACACAGGAAAAATCACCTGTTGTACGCCGTTTAACGGGGTCAGTTTTTGTCCGTGATATTTCCCGCCTCAAGCGTCTTTTTATCGAGCTCGATTTACCGCCTGAGCGCTGCAACCTCCTCGGGGAAAAAATTACCGCCCGCTGGGCCCACACTCATGTAACGGTCCGGGAAGTTCGTTCCGCCGTGGAAAAGCTGGTCAGTGAGGGGAAAGACTCCGGGGATCTCCAGCTGATACACCGGACGATTGCTGAGGCCCGAAATGCCGCGCTGGGGAGCCTTACACAATGATGATTCTCGTTCTGCTGGGAACTTCCCGCGTACAACAACAAACGATCGTCGAAACGCTGGCCAGAGAGTTGCACGGGTACTCAGTCCGCCATGTTGATAACGGCTCTGATATCTGTGACGCCAGTAAAAAACACCGGAACTTAAACGCCGCGCTTTTGGGGCGCAGTTATGGTGACACTGTAACGGTTATCACCGGCGTTGATTCCGTGACTGAATACAATTACTTGGTGCGCTATCGCGCTGTGTTTTGCCTGTTGCCTGGTGTTCTCCCGAGAATATTCGGCAGCGGCGAAATCCCGATCACTGATGATTTTCTCTATGTTTCGCTGGCCCCGACAAAGATGGCCACGCTTGAAAAACGCCGCGTCTATATGTCTCCACTGGAGGCTTTCTCTGAGTGCTACCAGCGGCAGCGGGGAGGGCGTGAACGTGGCTGATCCATTTATCCTGGGGGCGGTTCGTTTTTGCCAGAACCCTAAATTTTTCCAGTTCCTTGCAAGCAAACAGCACAGTCCGGTGACGGACAAAGATTCCGCCGCTGAGGCTTTGCGCCGGTTGTGCGGGATTACCTCCCGCGCGGAGCTGGCGACGAACGCCCGCGCGCGTGACGCGTACAGGGCGCTTATTGGTGAGTTTAACCAGTTCATGAAAGGGGGCCGCGCATGAACGGCCGCAGACCCACCAAAAAGGAAAGGCTTTATATCGAAGCCTGTATTCAGCATGTGGGCTGTATTCCCTGCATCCTCGATGGCCGCGAAATAGAGAACCCGGCCGCGTGGACTGAGTTTCACCATGATCCCGATTATGGAAGCACTGAGCCCTGTTGTCATTTTCATGGCTATGGGATTTGCAGCACTCATCACCGGGGCGTTACCCCTGATGGGCGTTTAGTTGAGATAGCCGTTCGTCACCCTGTCGCCAGTAATGGCCCTCGTTTTGCCGCTGTTTACGGGCCTGATGAGTTGTTGTGTGCGATGGCATGGGAGCGAATCCCGGACTCAGTAAAAGACATTATTGGTTTTGATCTCAGTACCGGAGATATCCCGGCAAATTTTAAGTAAGGCCAGACATGCGCCAGATGAGAGGGATGACCCTGGAGCGCCGGTTAGAGCTCTGGGCGCGCTGGATTGTTACCGGGTGCAACTCCTCCCGTGGTGGCTTTGCCTCGATGCTGGAAATGATGATGGTGACGCGCTGTCAGTTTTCCGGTGGCGGTGGTGAACCCCGAGACGAGATAGAGACGGCGGTGGAGGCGGCTGTTATGTCGCTGACGGCCGTGGATGAATCAGCCGCGTTAGTTTTACGGGTTGAGTACGGAGCGTGGGCCCCAAAGAGCCTCGACGGTGCTACGACACAACTGGATAAGGCCCACGCTCTCGGACTCTCCTTAAGGACCTATAAACGGAAGCTGGCCAAAGCACGAAAGCATGTGGCCGACTATCTGGGGATAGGGAGTTAGCAGAAAGATATCAATATATATTGATATAAATATATCAAGCAATAGTTGAGACCTCGACAATGGATAACAACGAATTGTATTACCTCCAGGACTCCCGTAATTACTCGGGAAATGACCTGTTATGGTGGGGTAAAAACGGTGCGGGCTATGTGACCGATCTCCGAAAAGCCCAGACCTTTACCCGGCTTGAAGCGTTGCAGCAAAACACCGCGCGTGAGACCGATATTCCGTGGCCGAAAAACTACGCTGACGCCCATATTAAATACGCCGTAGACAGCCAGGACGTAAGCCTGAGCGCGGCGCTGGAGGGGAAAAACATCACTCTCCGCAAACCTACCAAAGATCGCAATATTTCCCCGCGTTACCAGTGCCCGGACTGCGGCCGCTTCATTACTGAGGCTGAGTATTACGCTGGGCCTTACAACGGTGGAACCTGTACCCGTTGCGAGGGGGACCGCTAATGAGAGTCCGCGCCGCATACACAGAGAAGCGCCGCCAGATGCGGTTTACTCATCGCCAGTTACCCGACGCGCTCAGAAAGAACCTTAAGGAGCTGATTAAGCTGGATTCCGGCATTTACTACGGCAACACCGGCAAGAACGCGCGCCCTGTTGGGGATGGCTGGTGAATGAGCTGGCTCTTTTCGCGGGCGCTGGTGGCGGAATACTCGGGGGCCACCTTCTTGGATGGCGCACCGTCTGCGCCGTTGAGCGTAATGCCTACGCCGCACAAGTTTTGGCGCAAAGGCAAAATGATGGAGTTCTCCAGCCTTTCCCTATTTGGTCTGACGTGTGCAGTTTTGACGGAAAACCATGGAAAGGCATTGTTGACGTCGTTTCTGGAGGTTTCCCGTGCCAGGACATATCAACAGCTGGCAACGGAGCCGGCATTGATGGCGAACGGTCTGGACTATGGCGAGAAATGGCCAGAATCGTCGGTGAGGTACGACCTCGTTACGTGTTCGTGGAAAACTCACCTTTGCTTGTGGGTCGAGGTCTTGCCGTGGTCCTCAGTGACCTTGCCAAAATGGGGTTTGATGCGGAGTGGTTTTGTCTATCAGCATCCGACCTTGGAGCGGCCCATCAACGTGACCGTATCTGGATTAGTGCCTACCCCAAGGGCGAGCATGGGAACACATGGAATAGCGTGGGCGAGGGCCAGAACAGGAGAACACCGGTCAAACCTGGAGGATTGGTTAGCTCATCAGCATATTTTGAAGGGTGGCGAGGAGATACCTGGCCTGAAAGTGAGCCCAAATTATGCCGAATGGTTGATGAGATGGCCAATGGGATGGACAGAATTGAAGCCCTTGGAAATGGTCAAGTTCCAGGCGTGGCAGCAACAGCATTCTCAATGCTCTGTAGGTGGAAATAATGACCCACTCTGAGTTAAACGCTATCGCCGTTAAATGGTTGCTGCGCGCACGTAGCGCTAAGGGTCCCGGCTGTCATGTGGCATTCCAGGAGGTATCCGACACAAGCGGCGCTGAGCGTTGTGACGCGTGGGGATATTCCTGGGGCTGGCGTCCTGCGAGTGTGCTGGTGGAGGTCAAGGTAAGCCGTTCTGACTTTCTGGCCGATCGCAAAAAGCCTCATCGTCAGGCTGGTGGCGTGGGAGTGTATCGCTATTTCATGTGCCCCGAGGGTTTGATCAACCTCGATGACTTGCCGTATGGCTGGGGCCTGTTGTGGGTGAATAAGCGTGGCCATGTAAAACCGCTGGCCGGTCACATCGTTTGCCAGCTCCCTCCTAATTATGGAAATGGCGCATGGCTTGAGCACGCCTGGGAGTTTGAAGCCGATCGCGTCACTGAATTGAACATGCTGGCCTATATGTTCCGCCGTGTTGGGGACCCTGACGCCTCATTACAGAAAGAGCGTGAGTTAAACCGCACGATCGCCACCCAGACAAAGCAACTCACCGAGTTAAGGGAAGAAGCCAAAAATAACCGTCATGAGTTGTATCTCACTCGCCGTAGCCTGGAAGCGTACCGTGATCACTTTGGTCTGATACCAGCTAACGCCGGGGAAAGCCTTGTACTGATGCGGCATAAGCGAAATGAGCGCATAGCGGAGAGTAAATCATGACTTTAGCTGTTTGGGCTTATGTGGCCATCGTTTGTTTTATCGCGTGGTTGGTTTATGGGGTGATAGCACTGGTGGCCGGTGGCTTTCTCTGGCCGTTCGATAGCGATGATGAGGAAATTAATGATTAGTTTTCTCTTTAACGCGTTTTTTGTTGTGTTGGTTTTGGGTCTTATTGTTGTTGTTTTAATCGGCGGAAACAGCACAGAACCGACGTCTATTAGCGCCGAAAGAATGCGGAATAAACGCAAACGGAGCCAGAAAAATGATTAACGAAAGACTAACAATTGAGCGTTTGTCCGAAGTGCTCAAAAGTATGCAGGGTTATGCGGCCCGTGATCGCCAACTTAGCATGTTCGTTGATGGCTGCGCTGTTTTCGAGCGTGTTGATCCTACATTTATTGATTGCGTTACCGCTCTGACCGAGCTTCTGGAATGTCGTAGTGCTAACCCTGTATTAATGCCCGGTGACCCTGTATTAATTCCGGTCCAATCACAAGCATGGCGCGACGTAACCGCAGAACGCCAGCGCCAGATCACCGCAGAGGGGTGGACTCCAGAACATGACGACGAGTACGAGCATGGCGAGCTAGCAGATGCAGCCGGTTGTTATGCATTGCATTCTGAAATTTTCGATTGCGCCGGTGAGCCGCCAAGACCGTGGCCGTGGCCTGATGAATGGTGGAAGCCAACAAACCGCCGCCGTGACTTGGTGAAAGCCGGTGCGTTAATTCTGGCTGAGATTGAACGTATTGACCGCCAGGAGCAAGCCCCCCATGAGCAATAAGCTAACCCCGGACCAATCATCAAACGCGTTAGAGTTTGATCTCTTTCAGGGGGACTTTGGCTCCCCTGACGACTGTGAGTTAACCAATAAGATCGTTATTAGCCGTGGTGACTATACCTGTCACATTTGCGCCGGTCCGATCGTCAAAGGCGAGGAGCACCGGTCAGCCCGCTATAAATTTGACGGTGAAATCATGGGTTATCGCTGCTGTAACACCTGCTGTATAGCGATGGCCAGTAGCGTCTGCTGTGACTACATCGGGGATGAAGATGACGGCGACTCAGACGACGTTGACCCGATTGACGCGCGTTATTCATTGGGGGCAGAACGCCGGGACGGTAAAAGCCATGACTAAAGATAAAATTCCTCCACGTCTGACACAGCAGGAAATGCAAGCTCAGGCGGTTAAGGCGGTGCAAGACTTTGTTAACGCCTGTAACTGTAAAAGCCGTGACGATATTTTGTTGGCGCTGAGTTTTCTGTTGGCCGTTGGCCTCGATGCTGGCGAGACGGTTAAGCACGGTAGAGCGGAGATAATCCAATGATAAATAACCGACTAACGGATGAGCAGGTTCACGAAATGATTGCTGCATTATCTATCGTGCCAATGTCAAAAGTGAACGGTGACATTGTTGCTGCACTGAGAGAGCTACAGGAACGCCGAAAGGCTGATAGCGCTGAGCTGGTAGCTATGACGGCCGTTCCTGTTGCCCCTCCCTTAACGCCAGAGGCCATCGCCGCCATTAATACCCTTAAACACCTCCATTACACTTGGACTGGTGGAGAGCATTGGCGGCCACCTCTCGGACTTCCTCCAGAATCCGTTACCGGCATTGACTATAAAAAGCTGGTGGAGGAGATATCCCGCATTGTCTTTGGCGATCTTGACCATGTTGAGCATTTACCAATCCCCGATTGACGCGCGTTATTCATTAGGTGACAAGCGCCGTAGCCATAGAGAGGGTGACTGTGAGAACGTCGCTGGATCGCATTAATAACCAGCCCGGACACCATTACCAACGTGACGGCTCAATATACGTGTGCGCGAAATGCGGCACGGCAGAACATCAGAACGGTAATTACTGGTGGGCTGGGCGTTATTCAAAGTCTGAGCCGCCATGCGCTAATAATAGCGCTGGTCAGCATGATTGGCATATTGCAGCAAATGAGAGCTAACCCATGAGCGAAAAAAGTATTACGGGCGAAGGATTACATGCCTTAATTGTTGAGTTAGAGCGAACCGCATACCGCCTTAATGGTACTAATTCAGGCTATCTTATGGCCGATGCCGCCGCTGTGCTGCGAAAATTTTATACGGCTGAGCCGGTGGCTGATGTTGTGGCATGGAGTAAGGAAGGGGAGGAAAGAACCTGTGATATCCGCTGGCGGCGTTTCGATGTTGCGCCGGGTCCTCTTTATCCCATCCCTCAACTACAAATTGAACAACAAAATATTCCTAAAAATATTCCTGACGATTTGCGGGCTAGAGTCCGTCAGGAACATGCAGAGTGGGCTCAATCCACATTTGGTGATATTGGGCCAATAGGCCCGCTAAAACACCTCTCAAAAGAAGCGCTAGAAGCGGCTGAAATGCCGGGTGATTTGCTTGAATGGGCCGACATGCAGTTTTTACTATGGGACGCCCAGCGCCGCGCGGGAATCAGTGATGATCAAATTACTGGGGCTATGGTTGAAAAGTTAGCTATCAACAAACAGCGAGCGTGGCCGGAACCGAAAGACGGTGAGCCCCGCTTCCACATTGCCGAAACCCCAGAAAAGGAGATTGGTCATGGTGAATAATACAGCGAAATTACAGCTGGGTTACTCCCCGCTGACCAAAACCATAAAGCTGGCCAAAATGCGCGACACCGGCCCCGGCCAGCGCTTGCGCGTGGGTAATGATCCCGGCCGCGACGTTACCAACGAAGCCGCCCAACTGGTTTGGCAGCTGGTCATTGATGAAGGTGGCAAAATAGGCTGGGAGCTGGACGACGGAACCCGGATGATTTTAAAGGCTGAGAAGGTAGCGCCAGCCGTTGCTATTGCTGGTGGTGAAAAATGACAACCTACACATTAAAACAGGCGCGCCCCAGCGACGTCGAGATAGCCCAATTATGGAAACTTTATCATGCAGCCGATCGCGTTACGGACCGTTGGCATTGTAGTACGGTTGGTCCTATTGCTGAGGAGCTGGCCAACACAGAGTTATCCCGTGAAGAGAAAATGTTTCTTTTACGCGCCTGGCAGGTTTTAGTTGATGGCCACGGCGGTTACTCTCGCTTAATGGGGGCGTTTGATTGCTACGTTTACAACGTCCAAGACCCCGCAGTAACTCACGTTGCATATAAACCGTCGCTGGTGGAACAGCTGGCAGCCGGTGAATTGCTGGATGTGCTTTTAGAGGCGTATGCAGAAGCTCAGGCCCGTATTGCTGAGCTGGAGGATGTAAAAAACACCTTATTTTCAGCTCAGCAACGCATATTTGAACTGGAAGCCCGGACCCTCAGCGTTAGGCTGCCGGACCCGAGTAGTAAAGCATTCTGGGGCGGTTCTGGTAAGAATGAGACTTTCTATCCCTCCACGTACAAAATCTGGGTTAAAGAGTCCATTGAGCGCGCCGGTGCTATTGCTCAGGTTGCCGTTAAGGTGGTGTGAGCCATGCGTATTAATTGCAGCATAACCCTCACCGAACGCGCCCAGCTGAGTTACATGATCGACGCGGTAAACGCCCAGCGCGCCGCGTTGAGTTTGCCACCGGTGAACCAGACTGACGTAATCCAGGAGATCATTCACCGCGTATCGGAAATGAGCTCTGTTAATCTGTGCAACGTGTTTATATCGAGAGCCCCAAAAGGAGACCAGATGACGGACTATCACGCCCGTATGACTGAGCAGGTGAGGGAATTGTTCCCTGAGTTGCATGATCGGCAGGTAACTAACATGGCCAATAGTATTGGGAGTGAGTTACGCAAACGCCACAACGATCAATACCGCGTTGAGCTGAGCCGCCAACCATATGAGCCTGACAGCGGTTCTCATGGTGAGTTTATGATCGTGGCGTGTGGCCACATGGTTTACGTGCGAATCCTCATGGACTAACCCTCATGAGGACCCCAGACGCCGAACGTAAGCGCGCCCAGCGCGAACGGGACAAGGAACGCGGATTAACGGAGCTGAGAATTAAGCTGGAGCCGGACGAGTTGGCCATGTTGCAGGATAGCGCCGCTGTCCGTCGTTTGTTTCGGTCTCCTTACGATCTCAGTGAATACATATCCCTGTTAATTCGTGAGGACCACGCCCGGTTAAAGCGCCAGCTGGCGCGAATTAAGACCCAGTATTGTCAGAAGTGCGGAGCTACTGCGCCGGGGGACCTTTCCGGGTGTATCTGCGCCGGTGATTCTCAATGCTGGCAGACTACCGGCCGTAACAAATTACTCCTCAAAACCAAATAGCTGTGACGCGTCACAGGTGGTTATCTGTCATGGATGATCGCTCCCTTTTTTTTGATATTGCGCACGAATTGTAGTTTTTGATTCAGTTTTAAAATAAAAAACTACAATTCGTGTTGTGTAACGTGGCCCTTTGGTATAGTCTTTTTCATAACGTGGCGTTGGTGCGTTGAGCAAAGCGCACATGAGCATTGATAGCCGTCCTCGGGGGCGAGGTTTGTTAGATTCATGTGGTTAATCAGTGTTCAGGTGGGTTTGCTCCAGGACTGTTGTTGCGCCGATGTAGTAGTGAATGACCGCAGGGAAAGACCGCCAGACGTTCAACTGTAAAAACGGTGAGATGCCAGCACTCTCGACGGCAGTGACAGCCGGAAGTAGACGGCCGCTGGGCGACTTGAGCGTAATCGAGTAGGGGAAGCGTCACCCGCAGTTTAGGCGCTGACAGCCGGAAAGACGGCGTACAACAGGTAAGGGCATTGCTGATTATCGGACTGTGTGAGACACGACGCGATAAAGCAGAAAAACAGTGCCCTAACCGTTGTGGTGACTAAAGCCCGATGATCTTGTTTTCAGAGTTCAGGATCATGCAGGGGGAACCGTCAGAATGGGGACGGGAGGGAAACGCCATTACAGCCGCATGAAAGGGCGGCCGCCACAACCCTACACAAGCCCGAGGGAGTGCGACGAGTAGTAACCGGAATCGGTGAACGCCTATATACACTCGCCCGGTAAGTGTGCCGAGGACGGAAGGCATATGCCGTGACAAGCCGGGAGAGACCGGCACTAAATTACGCTATCAGCGTCCTAAAGTGGCGCTGGTGGGTAATAGCGGTACGGTTAAATACCAAACCCGCTCTCCCGGAAAGTGTGTATGCAATGGACCGGGTAGTAAAAGGCATACCGCATTGGCAGACCAGCCAACGTAGGAAGAAAATAAAAATCCCTCAACCGATAGGTAGTCGGTGACTGCTGGGAAAGGCCAGCACATAACAGAGAAGGTTTTGAGAGGGGTAACAGAGAAAAGCCTGATTAACTTTTCTCATAGTCGATCCTATATCCGGTGGCGATAGAGTAACCGGCACACAACGATAAGAGCGCTCCGCGTTGGGATGCGATACCCAGCGGTATCAGGAAGCTTAGAAAGGCAGCTCAAATCCGAGGTTATTCATAGTATGTGCGTTTGCATCTGTGGAGGCCCTTCCCAATATCGGGACCTGTTGCCATTGAGCGCTCTTTTCGTTGCGTGCTGTGTGGTCTCCGCGAAATGGCGCGGCGGTAAGTATGGCTGGTGGGTCCTTACACCAGGAAATGACACCGGATCACCAGGTTGACCATACGCCTGAGTGGTGATCCCGAACAGCGCAACGGCAAGAGCACTACACCGGATATATGGCCAGCACCTGTGTAACCTCCCCTGGCGGCGTGGTAGTTAGGTCGCAAAGGCAGCGTTACGGGCAACGCGGCGTAAGGTGGTCAAAGGTAGTGTTCTTACCGTTGTGATGTGTACAAGCGTACTGCACCGCAGGCGGGAGGAAGAACGGGAATCGGCTGGGCCGTAGTTACTGGCGGCCAATACAATAAACCGAGCGGCCGTAAGTAAGCAGGGGTAGCGCCCTGGTGTCACAGCACTATAACCAGTTTTGCAAGGCTCTTGCAGTGGTGGTTTTGATATGAGCAATGGGGGCGTAACACCACATAAGCCCCTCTGTCACGGCAGTAGGAGCGGTGAGGAAACCGACCGCGATAGGCCCCGTGAGGTACGAAAACCCGACTGATCCCCGTTACAGGATCACATAACCGCATGAGTCCTGAATTTCATTTCAATTATCAGTTATGGAACTCAGTAGAGGTCAGGGCTCAGCCGGTTATGTCGATTTGAAACGATGGCGCGGTTTATATCCATTTCCCGCGAGTTTTCCCAGGTGATTCCATCTTAAGCCGGGCCGTCCGATGCGCGTAAACGGGGTAAGCCTAATCCCTCGATAGACACGGATAAAATAGAGCCGGGGCCACTCGCGTTAAGTGGCAGCCTTAATCCCTCCTTACTCAAAGCCCACTGGTTAACGCTGGTGGGCTTTTTATTTGGTCGTCAGACAGGAACAGCAATGGAAAAACTGACTCACACTCAGCTTTTGAACCGGTTGGCCCAATTCAGCGGGGCTCACTATGAGGCGGCTGCTATTGAGGATCATGATTTCGCGCGTGAGTGCGCCGACATGGTGAGCGTCATAACCGAAGTTCTGGAGACCCGGACAAAGCTGGCTGGTACTGGCGCAACGTTCATTGATATTCCGATGATGGCGCGCACATGCGTAACCAGTACAGCTATTTCCATTCTGACGGCCGCCCGCAAATCTGGATCGCTGGCAATGCTGGCCACAACGAAAGAGCGCGGCCGGTTGCTGATAAAAGAACGTGGGTTGATGCCTCAAACCATTGTCAGCCTCGGGGACCTCGATACGCTGAGCCGCGCTAAGGTGATTGTGGTTGATGATGCTCAGTTAATGGAGGCATGGTTTGCAAAGGTGTACCCGCGTGCTGCTGGTTTGCGCGCCCATCTTGCCGAACTGACTGGAGCTCGCGTGTACTGGCTCACCTCTATAGCCCAGTAGTTATATAGTTACAACATTCTATTTGTTGCGGTACTGGCTGGAGCCGCCCGCAACATCATCCCCACCCAGGGCAAAAGGTCCAAAAATCACCGGTTGTGAGATTGCCGTAATTTTCGGACCTTTTGCCCTGTGCGGTGATTTTCCCTGAATTTGCCAGTACACCGCCTGGCACTTAATGAGGGCTCAGCTATGAAACGTTAAGCGGTCAGACCGTCCTTACATGCCACAGTCATTATGTGGCCCCGAGTCTCCACGTAGAGAGCCAGCTTTGCACCTGGTGAGGGTTAACGAGAAAAGAGCACCGGTGACGCAGCGTGATCGCCAATTACGCACTGGTTAGAGCCAACGGGGAGTAGAGACGAACCGGGGTAAGGAGCTCAAGGGCATGAGCGCGCCCACTGCGAGAGTGTGGGAATTGATATAAATATATAAAGATATATTTACCCTATTACCATGACCTGCTTACGTAGCGGGTTTTTTATTATCCAAATTTCAGGAGGCCATGTGGGAATATCTACGGCCACAGCCTCAGCGACGGCTAACAGTGTGGCAATCACAAGTATGTCATTTGCTACGTTGCTGGCCAGTACGCCAGCTGGTGTTTATATCGGCGCATTCTCTGGCGCTGCTGTTTATGTCATTTTCTCCCCGGACTTGAACCGGTTTAAACAGGTAACGACGTTCTTTATCTCGTTTTTTCTGGGGATTCTGGGGGCCAATCTGGCCACCGGTATTCTTTCCCAGGCTCTGGGTCAGTACCTCCCTGATGGTGTGACTGTTGAGCCCTGGCTGGGGGCGGCCGTAACAGCCACTATTGGCGTCACTCTCCTGATTTCCCTGACGAAAATCAGCCCTACCGCTTTCTTAACTCGCTTACTCCAGATGATGACCGGGGGCAGCAATGACGGAACTAAATGAATTTGTCTTGTTTGTGAAGGGACTTCCCTGGAATACGGGCATTTTGTGGACTGACGCCATTGCTTGCGCCATAAGCGCCATGATGCTGGGAACATATCAGCGGAAGGGGGCAAAACATCGGATCGTTGGTGGGATTATGGCGCAGGTTCTGCTGGTGGCGTGTGGGTCAGTCACCATTCTCATAGTCACCGGCCGTTACACACAGGCGAACCTGTCAGAGACGATTATTAACGTGATGCTCTGTATTTCGCTCATCTACTCGCACGGCAACGTAATGAAGATTTTCAGACGGGACGATAAACAATGAATCAATCTCAATTTCAACTGGCCACCGGTGTTAGTGGCGAGTTAGCCGCGCGCTGGTTTGTTCATATTGAAAAAGCCATGCAGCAATACGGCATTACTAACCCGCTGGATCAGGCGATGTTCCTGGCCCAAATGGGGACAGAATCCGGTGGTTACACACGGCTGGTGGAAAACCTGAATTATGCCGCTGATAAGCTGGTGGGCGTGTTTGGTGCGAAGCGTATCACTCAGCAACAGGCGGACCAGTATGGCCGCAACAGTAGCCACCCGGCCAACCAGGAAGCGATCGCCAATATCGTTTACGGCGGTGACTGGGGTAAAGCCAATCTGGGTAATACGGTACAGGGTGACGGCTGGAAATTCCGTGGACGTGGGTTAAAGCAAATCACCGGCCGTGAGAACTATCAGAAATGTGGCGCGGCCCTCGGGGTGGATCTCCTCTCCAATCCTGACGCACTGTTGCAGGATGACGCGGCCGCTATGTCCGCCGCGTGGTTCTACGTCTCTAAAGGTTGTTTGAACCATACCGGCGACGTTAAAGCCATTACGAAGATTATCAATGGCGGGACAAATGGTCTCGATGACCGACAGGCCCGCTACGATAAGGCGAAAGCGGTGCTTGTATGACAGCCGCGTTAATAGCCTTACTCAAACGAACCGGGAAGCCACTGGCACTAATAATGCTGGTGGCTTTGTCGTTATGGGGATTTGGCCACTGGCGTTACACCGTTGGCCAGACTGCTGAAAGGCTCGTCTGGTCAGATAAATGGTCAAAGCGGGATAAGGCAGACGCCGAAGCGAAAGCGGCCCGAGAGGCCAGCGAACGCGAAGAGGAACAGCGCCGCCAGCTGGAAAACAACAGGATCAGAGAGGATGGAGAGAAACAACTTGCTCAGGTTAGCGCCGCTGCTGCTGATGCTGAGTCTGTCAATAAGCGGCTGCAACTCGCCATCGAACGTACAAAGCAACAGCTCGCCAGAAGTGAAACCGGCCGCCTATCCGCCATTGCCTCAGAACGGCAGACAAGAGCCGATACCGCCGTTTTGCTTGCCGAGCTGTACCGAAAATCTGACGAAAGAGCGGGCCAGCTCGCTCAATATGCTGACCGGGCAAGAATCAGAGGGCTGACCTGTGAGAAAGCCTATGACTCTATAACGGCAGGGAGGAAATGATGGTCACGATTTCCGGCGTATTTCTCGATCCTGATGGTGCGGCCGTCGCCGGTGCGGTTATCACGTTTACCCAGCTGAAAAACACCCCGGATTCATTTTTAAGGCGTGAGGCGACCATGACCACGGCCGAAGATGGTTTCTATAGCGTACAGCTGTACAACGGCCGCTATAAGGTCATGGCGAAGTATCAGAACAACTCTGAGGCTAAGTTAGGGGAAATCAACGTGTCTGACGCCACCGGCCCCGGCTCGTTGAATGATTATCTGTTGGTGGGCGCGGCTGATGACACACCCAGCGCGCTCTTTCTGGCCATTGAGAAAATGTATTTCGAGATGCTGGCCATGAGCCAGGAAAGCCGTAATAACTGATGAACGGGAGTGTTTATGTCTTATACAGATTACAAAATTGTAATTGGTGCTAATGCTGAGGATCTGTCAACTCAGATGGCCGAAGCCATTGCTGATGGATATCAGCCGTTGGGCCAGCCTCTTTTGCAGTGGGGATCGTTTAATCTCGCCCAGGCTGTTGTAAAAGGCACAGCTGATGGTGGTGGTGCTGGTGGCTCTTATACGTTGCCAGCGGCATCAGCGGCCGCTTTGGGTGGTGTTAAGTTGGCAGCCCATCAGGCCCCGTCAACCGCTACTGACGCGGCTGGTTACTGACTTCAACGCACTGTTAACCAAGCTCCAGGGCTCTGGCGCGATGGCTGGCAGCTAATTAGCTGGTGGACGCATGATTGAATTTTTCTTTTTGGTTCTGATGTTTGTGCTCGTTTGTGTGGTGGTGTGCCTACCTCGCATCAATTACGGCATCCCAACGTGTCACCGGTGCGGGATTATGGTTGAGCGTCCCGCTAAGTTTTGTGACCGATGCAGACCGAAGCCGCATAACCACACCGGCGCGACTTAGATACAAGTTGTAGTCACATCAATACATGTTGTAGTCACCTCATAGCCCGACTACAAAAACGGGCTATCAAATGACTATAAGGATCGCGTATGGCGAGTTTAAAAGACCTTGAACGCCAGTTGCTGGCCCTCAAAAAACAGATCCCTTTTGCCACTGCGCGCGCCCTTACCAGTACGGCCCGTAAGATTCAGGAAGCGCAAAAGGACAATTTAGAGAGCAAACTGGACAATCCCACGCCCTTTACCGTCAACTCTGTAGCGTCCACAGCGGCCCGCAAAACCAATCTCACAGCAAAGGTATTCATCAGGCCGACAGCGGCTGAGTATCTGGCTCCCGAGGAGTTTGGCGGTACACGCCACCTAAGCGGTAAGGCATTGCTTAACCCCAAAGGCGTCAGGCTCAACAAATACGGGAACCTGCCTAAAGGTAAGCTTGCCAGCCTGAAAGCAAACCCGAATGTGTTTGTTGGGAGTGTCAACGGTGCGTCAGGCTTTTGGCAGCGCAAGAAGTACAAGCCTGTAACGGGCAAGAAGAAAGGCAAACGATCTAAGAATGGTACACGTAAGCCGCGCCCGAAACAGCCAAAGCTAAAGCTACTGGTGAGGTTTGGTGACGCTCAGGAGGCATCGCCAACGCTGGGTTATTTCGAGCTTGCGAACCAGATGGCGGCGGACCTGTTGCCCGGTGAAATGAGTGCGGCGATCTCTGAGGCATTGAGGACGGCCAAGTAAGTAGGGTGAAAAAGTGATTGAAAAAGAAACAAAAACATTTACATGCCAGACGGCATCCCCCCTGACCATTTTGGGTCCTTCCAGTGGGGGTCCTGTTCCACGGGCATTGCGCGCGCGCGGTGTTTCACCAGCTACAAAATTTTGAGTTTGTGTCCCATGTCCCACACTGCATAAGTATGCATAGTAAAGCCTCAGGCCGCGCCAGTGCTGGAATCGCGATCCTTTTCCCGTGGGACATTTGCAAAAAAGATCCTTTAGAAATGTCCCATCAATGTCCCAGTGAGAATGTCCCATGACAACGATGACCCGGATCGACTATGCGAAACATGCTGGCGTTGATCGTAAAACGATTAGCCGTTGGATTAAGGCCGGGCGCTATATCGTTCTTGATGGCGATGATATCAACGTAGAGGAAAGCGATAAGGCGCTGGCGCTTTTGCGTAACAGCAAAGACGGCCGGACAACCAACGCCGCGAAAAGTAAGAAGACAGTCAGCGCCCCGGTTATAGATCCTGCTGATAACGGAACGGCTGCGGCGGTTACGGCGATCATGATGGCCACCGGCGCGGAAATGACGAAAGAGGAAGCCAGTAGGGTCAAAGAGAACTATCTGGCCCTCATGGCCAAACTTGATTACGAGAAACAAAGCGAGCAGGTCATAGAAATGGCAGTAGCCGAGACGCTATTTTTTGAAGAGTTTCGGGCTCAGCGAGATTCCTGGCTTAACTGGCCACAAAAGGTAGCCCCGCTGATGGCGGCTGATCTGGATGTTCCCGCTGACAGAATGACCGAGGTGTTAATAGCACATGTCCATAAACATATTGCCGGACTCGGAGAGCCCGAATTTAACACCGAGCAAGATTGAGAAGCTTAAACGGAGTGCCCGTCTGGGGTGGACCCCTCCGCCCAGAATCAGTGTCCCCGATTGGGCTGACAAGTACCGCAAGCTTGCACGTGAGGCGGGGAGTACGTCCGGTGACTGGGACACATCTACGGTAGAAATCGCGCGCGGGCCAATGATGGCTGTTACGGAGTCCGGCGTTCATATCATTACTGTCATGTGTTGCACACAGTTGATGAAAACAGCTCTGTTAGAGAACGTGTTTGGCTATTTCGCCCATCTCGATCCCTGTCCGATGCTGTTGCTACAGCCTAAAGAGGATGCCGCTGAGCAGTTTTCTAAAGAGCGTATTACTCCGATGTTGCGCGTAACCCCTGTTCTGCGAAAGCTGGTGGGCGTAGGCAAGCAAAAAAACTCGAAGGAGACATTACTCTATAAATCGTTTACTGGCGGATTTCTGGCGCTGGCGGGTGCTGGTAGCCCTGATAACCTTGCTCGCCGTCCTATTCGTGTCCTCCTTGCCGATGAGGTGGATAAATACCCGATAACCCGCGAGGGGGACCCAATCACCCTGGCTGAGGAGCGAACAGCGACATTTGGCCTTAACTGGCTTTCTATACGCGCCTGTTCCCCGACTATCGAGGATGAGAGCCGTATTGAAGCAAGCTATGCGGATTCAGATCAGCGGCGCGCTTCTATAGCATGTCCCGTTTGTGGCCATCGCCAGTTTCCCGACTTCTTTAAACATGTCCACTGGGATAAAGAAGGGGACGAACATAAGGTTAACGGGGCAATGCTCCATTGTGAGTCCTGCGGTGTGGGCTGGTCGGAAGGTCAGCGCCTGAGGGCTTTAAATACTATCCGGTGGCATCAAACTAAAACGTTTGAATGTTGCGACAGCGTTCATATCCCGTTGAATGATTACGATCAGGAATGGCGTATTAATGATGAGACGGCGGTTGATAAGGTCTGGGAGTGGTCCGAGTCCGATCGTCATGCCGTGTATCGGGCAAAATGCCCGACGTGTGGCCGTCTCGGGGTCGATAACATTCACGCCGGATTCCAGGCCGGTAAGCTCTTTAGTCCGTGGCAAAAAGATAAACCCTCGGATATCGCGAAAAAATATCTCAAAGCCAAAGGCGATCCAGATAAAGAATTAGCCTGGTGGAATACCCAGATGGGGCTCCCCCACAGGCCGAATCACGGTAAAAAACTGGCCACTGATATTCTGTTGGCCAGACGTGAGGTCTTTGAGGCTGAGGTTCCTGACGGTGTAGCTGTGCTAACCGTTGGTATTGATACACAGGATGATCGTTTTGAGTTGGAGGTTGTTGGCTGGGGCCGTGATGAGGAATCCTGGTCCATTGCTTTTGACATCATTGAGGGAGATTTAGAAACCCCGGACCCGTGGTTACGTCTTGATGCGTATTTAAAGCAAGTCTGGCGGCGTGCTGACGGGCGCGGATTTACCATTATGGCCGCGTGTATGGACTCAGGCGGCCACCATACCCAGAAGGTTTACGAATTTTGCAAAGAGCGTCTGGGTCGCCGTATTTGGGCGATAAAAGGTGAGTCCGCTGTTGGTGGTAAACGCTCGCCGGTGTGGCCAAATAAAAAAACCTCCGCCCGTACCAGACGAACATTCCGCCCGATCATTATCGGGGTCAATGCTGCGAAGGACTCTATCCGGTCCCGGCTCCACATTGAAAATTCAGGTCCGGGTTACATGCACTTTTCTGTTGATCGCGATCTGGTTTATTTCTCCCAGCTGACGGCCGAGCGGCTTGTTATTAAAGAGTCTGGCGGCCAGCGTTACAGCACATGGGAGCTCCCAAAGGGCAAAGCCAACGAAGCGTTAGACTGTAGGGTCTATGCGTATGCGGCGCTCTGTGGTCTTTTCCACATGGGGTTAAAACTCAACACCCGCGCCAGCATTATCGAAGCCGAACCGTCACGGGTGTTACTTGAGCCCTCAACTCAGCCAGTAGAAAAACCTTCCTTACAGTTCCCCGGCTCCGGGGTACTTATTCAGGTTGATGGCGAAGAGAAGCCGAAAGCGCGCATTTCACAACGTTTAGCCTAAAGGAATCTTATGTTTAGACCCAATAACAGCGTATTGGCTGGGATGACTCGCGCCCAATTGCAAGAGGCGTTGAGTGCGGCTCAGGCTGCATACGTTAATTTAATGACCGGTCAGCAAGGGGTTTCATTCTCTTATGCGCAAGGAGACGGGACCCGATCGGTTACATATCAACAAACGTCATTACCTCAGTTGATGGCCTTTATTCAGTTGTTACAGGCTCAGTTGGGGATCGTTCCTCGGCCACGTAGGCCGATAAGGTTTCGTTACTGATGGTCCAGATACTTGATCAGCATGGGAAGCCGCTGGCTCCATTAAACCGGGGGCGCAAACTCGCGTTAAATGGTTACAGCGAGACCCCGTATGATGCGGCCAGCTCGTATAGTGCAGAGGTGGCTAATTGGACGCCTTACTTGGGTTCACCTGACAACGAAATCAACATTTATCGGGACCGGATAGTTTCTCGTGTTCGTGATCTCGTTCGTAATGATGGCTGGGCCAGCGGCGGCGTTACAAGGATTCTTGATAATGCGGTTGGCGCTGTATTCCGGCCAATCGTAAAACCCGACTATCGCGCACTGGCATTCTATACGGGCAATAAGGCGTTTGATGCTACGTGGGCTGATGAGTATGGGCGAGCGGTGGAGGCGGCGTTTCGTACATGGTCAACGGCTGAGGGGCGTTATTGCGACGTTGAGAGGAAACTTACTGTTTCCCAAATGTTTCGCCTCGCATTCCGTCACAAGCTTATTGATGGTGACGCGCTGGCCGTCCTCCAGTTTCGAGAGGATCGCGTTGGCCGTGGCCGTGCGCATTTTGCCACGGCTATTCAGATTGTTGACCCCGACAGGCTAAGTAACCCACAACAACAATTTGACTTAGAGCACATCAGGGGCGGCGTTGAGCTCGATGACGATGGCGCGCCGGTGGCGTATCACATCCGTAAAGCTCATGTTGGGGACTGGTGGGCCGCTGCTGACTCAATGACATGGGAAAGAGTGCCCCGTGAAACGTCCTGGGGACGGCCGATTGTGGTTCATGACTTTGACCATGATCGTGCATCTCAGCACAGGGGAACCGGCATTTTTACACCAGTGGTCCAGCGGTTAAAAATGCTGGTTAAATACGATGCGACCGAGCTGGAGTCCGCTGTTCTTAATGCCATCTTTGGAGCCTATATCGAATCGCCCTATGATCCACAGCTGGTGGAGCAGGCTATGGGGACTTCTGTTGAAGAAGTAGCCAGCTATCAGGATCAGAGGAAAGAGTTTCATGATGATCGCCGGTTAACCCTCGCAAATGGGGCAAGAATGCCGATTATGTTCCCTGGTGAAAAGGTCGTGACCGTCAACGCGGCTCGACCCAGTACAAACTTTCCCGCGTTTGAGTCTGCTGTTTTACGTAACACCTCTTCCGCGCTGGGTATCTCTGAATCACAGCTAACCCAGGACTGGTCAAAAGTTAATTACAGTTCCGCGCGTTCTGCGCTGCTTGAGGCCTGGAAAACGCTCACCCGCCGCCGTATTGATTTTGCGACCGGCTTTGCTCAACCAATCTTAGGGGCGTTTATCGAGGAGTTGCACGACACGGTAGATCTCCCCCTTCCTGCTGGCGCGCCTGAGTTTCTGGAGTGTCGAACCGCGTATAGCCGTTCTCAGTGGATGGGGCCTGGCCGTGGTTGGGTCGATCCCGTTGCAGAGAAGAAAGGCGCGATTTTGGGTATGGATGCTGGATTGTCCACGCTTGAAATTGAGTGTTCTGAAAACGTGGGTGAGGACTGGGAGGACCTTCTTGATCAGCGTCAGCGTGAGATCGAAGCATTGAAAGAGCGTGGTTTACCGTTGCCCGCGTGGGCGATCAGCCAGGACGCAGAGAACACAATTAATGAACCGGAGGAACAGTGAAACAACTCCCTCATATAGCCCAGCATTTGTTTAATACACCACTCATTATCCACCCCAAAAAAGCCGAAGTGATTATAGCCGCATTAACTGAGCGTCTGGGGATTACACGCATTGATGGGGCGTCAGCCTGGTATGACGATGATGATGATTCGTTTACCAGAAAAGGCCGGAAAGCCGATACAGGCTATGACCTTGTTGACGGGATAGCAATCATTTCGATTCAGGGAACATTGGTCCAAAAGTTAGGAACGTTGCGGCCGTGGTCCGGGATGACCGGTTATGACGGCATCCGGCAAAGCTTTATCACGGCCATAAATGACCCGGAGGTTAAGGGAATTTGCCTGGATATAGATTCCCCTGGCGGTGAGGTGGCCGGTTGTTTTGACCTTGCTGACGAAATTTATGCGGCGCGCGGGGCAAAACCAATCCGCGCAATCTTATCTGAGTCCGCTTATTCCGCCGCATATGCCATAGCCAGCGCGGCGGACCATATTTCCGTCCCTCGTACCGGTGGCGTGGGCTCGATTGGCGTTATTTTGATGCATGTCGATTGGTCTCAAAAGCTGGAAAAAGACGGGGTGAAAGTAACCATTGTTACTTTTGGTGATCGCAAGGGTGAGACAAGCCCAATGATTCCGCTAAGCGATCAGGCCCGTGACGGCCTACAAGCTGAGATAGATGAAATTGGCGCTTTGTTTGTTAACACCGTGGCCCGTAATCGTGGCATTTCAGCGGATACCGTGCGCAATACACAGGCAGCGGTTTATCTGGCGGCCGAAGGTGTGTCCCTCGGCCTGGCTGACGTAGTAACGCCGCCTGACGCGGCTTTTCGTGATTTTCTTAACTTAATTAAGGATTAACTATGAAGAATAAATTTTCATTCGCCCATTTGCTGGGCCTGAATAAAGCGGCTAAAGCCTCTCGCGCGGAAGAAGAAGAGGAAGAGCAAAACGCGGAGGAAGAGGAAGAAAACGAAGAGGGTGACGATAAATCCTCTAAAAAGGGCAAAAAGGCTAAGAAAGCCAATGAAGATGACCCCGATGCTGAGGAGGATGACCCAGACGCCGAAGAAGATGATCCTGATGCTGAGGATGACGGCGATGATCCAGACGCAGAAGAAGATGAAGAGGACGAAAACAAAGACGTTAAAAAAGGCCGTAAGGCTGAGCGTGAACGTTGCGCTGCTATTTTTAGTAGCAGACATGCGGCCGGTCGTCCTGATTTAGCGGCAACACTGGCTTTTACAACGAAGCTATCAGCGAAAGAAGCGATCCGGGTTATGCGTGCAAATGGACGAACGGTTATGGGGGCTGCTGTACAGCTGGGCCAGCCTAAACGTCAGACCTTACAGGAGCGCATGGCCAATGAACCGCACCCTAAAATCGGGGTTAACGGTGGTAAAAGCGGTGGTAGCACGGCTGAAAAAATGATGAGCCTTTATAACCGAACTACTGGGAGTGATAAAAAATGACCGTTAATCAAATTGGTAATAACCCGTGGCGTCCGGGCATGGTTCAGGATGTGTATGTTCCTGATCAGCTTGTTAGCGGCCCGCTCCAGCTCGTTACTGATACCAAGACCATTACTGGTGGCAAGGTATATAAACGTGGGACCGTGCTGGGTGTTGTGACTGCCAGCGGTGGTTATCAGCTCAGTGTCAAAACAGCTACTGATGGTAGCGAAGTTCCGAGTGCGATTCTCGTCGATGATGTGGATGCAACGGCTGGAGACGTTCAGGGCGGCGTATATCTGATGGGCGAGTTTAACGGACATCGAATCATTATTGATAGTTCCTGGACTGTTGAGACAGTCGCTCAGGCGTTACGTCCTTCAAGTATTTTCATTCGAGACGTCGTTAAGAACGACTAATTTAAATTCAGCCAGTTAATATTTAACCCGCTAAATAATTTATTTGGCGGCGGTCTCCTATTTTTTTAAAAAGGTAAATATCGTGAGTGATATGACTGTTTTTGACACCGCGACTTTAATTCAGGTAGTTCCGAATTTAAAAGTTGCGCAAAACTTTTTACTCGACCGTTTTTTTCCAAACGTCGTAACGTCTGACTCGGAAGAGGTCGCGATTGATGTTGATGTTGGCTTACGTCGTATGGCTCCATTCTGTTCCCCACTTGTTGAGGGGAAAATGGTTGAGAGCCGCCGCTACCAGACCAATAAATTTAAACCAGCCTATATCAAAGACAAACGCGCTCCCGATTTACGCAAACCGATTCGCCGTCAAATTGGGGAACGTATTGGTGGTGAGTTTACGGCCGCTGAGCGTGCCATGCTCAATCTACAGTTTGAAATGGCAGATCAGATCGACATGTTAAACCGTCGCCTGGAATGGATGGCATCCTCCGCGCTTCAAACTGGCCGCGTGACTATCGCTGGTGAAGGGTTCCCGACGACTGTTGTCGATTTTGGTCGAGATCCCGCGCTGACGGTGGCGCTGACCGGTACTGATGCGTGGCCGTTAAACGTTCCTGCTGGTGCAAAAAACACAATTCCGAGTGATTGCATCGAAGAATGGCAAGCGACTGTTTTACAAAAATCGGGTGTTGTTTGTACTGATATTGTTTTCACTAACAAATCATGGGCGGCATTCAAAAAAGATACCACGCTGGAAAATAGCGCGATCATTCTTCCAGCTCAAAACCCATCCGGGAACATCATTAACCCAGGCGCTCAGATTATGCCTGGTGCCATCCATAAAGGAACCTGGGGCAACTATAACCTTTGGCTTTATAACGACTGGTTTATTGATGACCTGAATGGCGTAGAAATGCCAATGATCACCGATGGCATGGTTTTAATGAGCGGCCCACAAATGCAGGGAACTCGCGCATTTGGTGCGATTCTTGATGATTCATTTAATTACGGCCCGATGGCGTATGCGCCAAAAACATGGGTTCCATTTGATCCCCCTCAACGCCAGCTGTTGATGCAGTCTGCGCCGATCGTCATCCCGAGCCAGGTTAATGGCTGTATGGCGGCAATGGTTATTGATGAGAGCTGAGGTGAATAACGATGGCTCCAAGAAACAAAGAGCAAAAAACGGCTGCGGCCGGGTCTATTAATGATCTCAAAGAGGGAGATTTTTTATATCCAGATTTGGGGCTGGACCCGGACCTTACGGCCGGTGCTGGTCCCGCTGCTGATGTTGACCCTGCGGCCGGTGCTGATGCCGCTGCTGGTGTTGATTCTGCGGCCGGTGCTGATACCGCTGCTGGCGCTGACCCTGCGGCCGGTGCTGGTCCCGCTGCTGGTGTTGACCCTGCGGCCGGTGCTGATGCTGCTGGCGCTGACCCTGCGGCCGGTGCTGGTCCCGCTGCTGGTGTTGACCCTGCGGCCGGTGCTGATGCTGCTGGCGCTGACCCTGCGGCCGGTGCTGGTCCCGCTGCTGGTGTTGACCCTGCGGCCGGTGCTGATGCTGCTGGCGCTGACCCTGCGGCCGGTGCTGGTCCCGCTGCTGGTGTTGACCCTGCGGCCGGTGCTGATGCTGCTGGCGCTGACCCTGCGGCCGGTGCTGGTCCCGCTGCTGGTGTTGATTCTGCGGCCGGTGCTGATACCGCTGCTGGCGCTGACTCTGCGGCCGGTGCTGATGCCGCTGCTGGTGTTGATTCTGCGGCCGGTGCTGATACCGCTGCTGGCGCTGACTCTGCGGCCGGTGCTGATGCCGCTGCTGGTGTTGATTCTGCGGCCGGTGCTGATACCGCTGCTGGCGCTGACTCTGTGGCCGGTGCTGATGCCGCTGCTGGTGCTGATTCTGCGGCCGGTGCTGATACCGCTGCTGGCGCTGAC